CGTGTATAGTGGCTGGCACGAAGAACGGAGGCACGGCTGACACCGTTTTCCTCTGCGATCCGGTCGCAGGTTTTCTTCCCGGAGTGGTGGTTATCACCGTGATTACCACCACTTTTCTTTGCTAAAGTGTACTGATTGCCCCGAAAGATTTTTGCAGCTTTCTTCTCGGCTTCGTACTGCTTCCCCAGCAGGTAACGCTTTTGTTCGGGGGAAAGATTGCGCCGCCCCAACTGATTCTTGCAGATCCATGCGAGAACTTCTTCCCGGCTTTCAAACGGGAGCGGCATGGTGGAGAAATAAATCTCCGGGTGTTTTTGGAGGATGGCATAACGGTTGTGACCATCAACAAGGGTGTTATTCCAAACGATCAAAGGAGAGAGCAGCTTGCCCTCTTTGAGGATGTTTTCTTCAAGCTGCTTAAATTCATCATCGGTCAGAGGAGGAATCTGGGACTGGAACTCCGGATCGATTTTCAGGTTGATCATACGCACACTCCTTTATCTCTCCTGCTGCGCCGGTTCTTCCTCCCGGAAAAAGGACGCAACATTCTGCTTTGCGGTTTTCAGCTTGAGCAGTTCTTCCTTGGCTTCCTTGTACTGCTCGTAGAACTTTGCCTTTTCGAATGCCAGCTGCGCGTACTCGGCTTCCAGCTTTTTCGGGCTGGGCAGCTTTGTGATGTTGTTTGCCTTGAAATAGGCTGCTGCCGCCCGGTACGCTGTCAGCTCTGCACGATGCTGTTCCTCAAAGACTGCGGGGCGCTTGGCGGTCTTTAACTGCTGGGCAACATTCTTGGTACTGGTGTAGGTTGCGACATGATAGCACAGTTCTTTGTTGGCCTTCATGCGACCTTCGAGGTCTTTCATCACTGCCAGTGTGTCGTGATACTTGGTTTCCAGTTCAGCGATGCGCTGGTTTAGAGCGTCCTCGTCGGTCAAGCCCTTTCCCTGCAGAAGCTTCACGGTCTGTGCCATAACTTTGAGATTGTGTTTCGTGAGCCAACGCTTATAGCCGATGCCCTTGCCTTCGGTCATCCTCGACTGGATGTCGATCAGTTTCCCGATGGCATCCTGCTTGAACTGCGCCTTGGGTTTGCGTTCGGTGTTTGCCTGCAACGTGGAAAGTACTGCTGCCTTATCGAACTTGTCACCGAGATGTTTCGCTCGGATAAACTTTGTTCTTCCAGCAGGCAGATAACTTAGGCATCCGCGACTTTCCTTAACGGCAATGCCGTACTGCTGCAAGAGCCTGTCGGAAAAATCTTCAAAGCTCGTGGCACGGTACAACACTGAAGAAATCTGTTTCCGCAGGGTTCGCGTTTGCGAAGCAACAAAAGCCCCAGTGGGGCTTTTGAGTGACCGAGCGGTTTGCGCAGCAAATGGAGGGGCCTCGCCCCGACAAGCGACCTTCACGGTTTCAAACTTCTTCTGCCGGGGCTGCTGTCCGGCTACGGTAAGGGCTGCGTTTGCAAGGTCGAGCTTCTGTTGCCCACGCCGCCTTGCCCAATACTCGGCTTCGCTCACGCGCTCTTTCGAGCCGTTGAGCAGGTCGATCTGGTACAGTCCGGCACTTTCGCACAGCTCCATGACCTCGACACGGAGGTGCCGCATGGTCTGGGCGGTGCTGGAGTGTTTCATACCCTCACGCCAATCGCGGGGCTTCTGCATATAGGGCTTACGCTCCACTTCTCGTGTTCGGATGCTGCCGATCACGATGTGGACATGAATGTTTTCCGAATGGTTGTGCCCATCCGGGTGAGTGCAGACGATGGCGGGATGACCGGGGAAGTTTTCTTCGCAGAATTTCAGGCCAAGAGCCTGTGCCTTTTCCATCGTCAGCCCGTTGTCGGCTGCATCTCTGGGATCAAAGCTGATGATATATTGATGGCTCTTGATATCACCATGCTGGGTGTTCTTACCATACTTGCGGTTTGCCAGCAGACAGGCCGTTGCGAACGAGAAATCGCCGCACTCAAGTGTATCGAGGATGTACGATTCTCGCAGCTTCGGTCTGCCCTGTTCATCCAGAAGTTGCTTTCCGGTGAACGCGTCGTGCTGGTAAACGAGGTACGCTTCGATGGCAGTGTAGTCCGAATTCTTAGAGGCGATATGCTTGAGCGTTGCCATACAGTTCACCCAGAACTTTCTCGGCGTTCAGCCGAAATGCGATCAGGTCTGCAAGTTCGTCAAGAATTTTCGCTCGTATCTGCTCGGTGTCTGCACCGCCAGAATTGAAGTGCCTTGCAAGCTGGTTGAGGTTGCCGCCCACTCTGCTGCACTGAGCAAGCAGGGTGGAAACAGCGGTCAGGGTTTCTTCTCCGCCGCCGGCAACGATGACTGTTTTCTCGATCTTGACGTTGTGGATGGCACGGCGGATAAAAGTGGAGAGGGAGAGATTCAGGAGTTTGCAAGTGAGTTCCAGTGACGCTTTTTCCTCCGCTGTCACACGGAACTTGATGACGTGCGTTTTGTTGTTCGGCGTGTCGTGGCGCTGGGAATTGCTAGGGGTTGATTGAACATTCGTTTTGGTCATTGTACCTCCTGTCTGTTCGATAACTCCTCGGTGAAGTTATGTAAGCACGACACGCCGTTGCTGTTCGCACCGTCAGGTGCGAACCATGAGCAGGGTTTGGGGTGGGACCGCGTTTGCGCAGCGCAGCGGAGCAATGAAAGCCCCAGTGGGGCTTTTAAGCGGCAGCGCGGTCTGCGACAGCAGATGGAGGGGCGTTGCCCCGACAAGCGCTACCCCAACAAGATCACTTCGGAAATGCAGTCGCATTGCAGAAGTGAAGTCCCGGATGGACAAAAAATTTTCAAGAATTGAAAATTTGTGGCCACGGGACGGTTCTTGCCCTCTACCGCTGCGCTCAAAACGCATTTTCAACAAATGTTTCCGAATTGTTAAGACGCAAAAATAAGTAGAGAGTTCCGCTGCTTATGTAATGGGGTCACCGTTTGCTCCGAACGAAGTTCCTGCCCCTGTTTGTGCAGCGGCGTTGACGGAAAGTCGGTATCACGTCCGGTCGGCTCATGAAATTTTCAAGGTACTGCCCCGAAAAAGAAAAATGCCGCTCCGCAGCAGGCGAAGAATTTTGTCGGGGTGAAACGGCGGCAAAATGATCGGGTGTGTTGCAGGGCGGTACGTTCTTTCCGGGCAATCGCTCACCGAAAAGTGGTGGTTATCACGGTGAGCACCACCACTTTTCAATGTGATTTGTGACAGAGAGTATCATGGTTTGCAGGATGCGTCAATAGGTTTTTGAAAAATTTATTGCGGTAAAGCAGTGATAGTAGGACTTATCTGTCAACAGTAAGCACTCTCTATTGCGTCATCTGCAACCAAACACACATGAATCTGCGTGGCTATCTTTTATCCCATCTAACACTATCGGTTTATTTCCAAACCTCATGCACGAGAAGATGTGGGCATCAGTTCGTACACACAGTCGAACTGAGCTTTGCGTTTGTCACTTAGGTGATGGCTGATGAGGATCAGAGTTAAGTTTGGATTAGCTAGCAGACTCTTTTCCACAAGGTCAGCATTTTGCGCATCCAGTGCACTTGTGCCTTCATCCACCAACAAGATAGACCGCTCATGAATTAAAGCACGAGCAATCGCAACCCGCTGTTTTTGACCGCCCGAAATATTGCAGCCACCCTCACCTACAAGAGTATCCAACCCATTTGGCATAGACAGCAAATCATTCTCAAGCGCACTGTCATGGATGGCTTTCCTTAACTGTTCTTCTGTAAAATCTTCGTCCAACGTAATGTTTTCGCGGATGGATGCATTGAACAAGAATACATTTTGCTCAATGTAGCTCATCTGCTGTTGCAGTTGTTCCGGAGTGTACTCTCGTATGTCTCGCCCGTCAAATCGAATGGTTCCATGATACTCTGGCAACCACCCCAGAAGAATTTTTAGCAGGGTGCTTTTCCCACAACCAGAAGGTCCAATGAGCGCATATTTTTTGCCCTTTTCAAAGCGGAAAGAAGCATCTTTCAGGATAGGCTTTTTCTCGTCGTAGCAGAAGGAAAGTCCGTCTATCGTGATAGAGTCATTCAGCGGTGTCATAGGGACGACCTCTTCTGATTTGGAATCAGTATCGACCACTGGCAGCTTGCAAAAGTATGGCTTGCTGGCCGAGAGGGAGAGACGCAAACCGGCCAAACTGTTAAAGCCATTTGCCACGCCTCCAATCAGATTGACGCCACCTGCAAGTGTACCTGTGGTGACAAGTCCCATACTGGTCAGTGCAGCTATCAGCACAAGCGAGCCGAGCTGAAGTGCAACATTAATAAAGCCAATCGCCGTCTCCATACGGGATTTGCCATAGCTCAACTGACAACTGGGCTTTTCGATGTCATCGCTAATTCTGTTTCCCTGCTGGAGAAAGAGATCTCCTTTGCCAAAAAACTGGAGTACGTCAAAACCTGTCAGAAGATCCTTCAGACGGTTGATGGCGGCTGTCTGCTGCACACCGCAGTTTTGCCCAAGTAGCTCCAGCTTCTTCTGGAATAGTTTCGGGGAGAGCCAAAGGACAACTGCTGAGATCACGGAAAAAACAACCAGCGACCAATGCAGAAAGGCAAGTCCCAAAACGCTGAACACGATCTGTGCGATTTTTCCTACACAGCCAAAGAATGGAATCCACGCAAACTGTTCTAATTGCTTTACATCATTGGTCAACCAAGCGAGATATTCGCCTGTATCGGACTGATGAAAGTCGATATGGTTTTTGCGCAGGAAGGAGTGATACAGCTCATCTCGCACCGTATTGTTCAAAGCGCGAATTGTTTTGGCCTGACAATGTTCTTGTAAGGCTGTAAAAAGAAGATAGAACCCCCAGCAGGCCAGATCGACTGCTGTCCAAAGGATAGAACCCCTCAAATCTAGCAATACTACGGCGTCAAAAACCTTCATCAAAGCAAGCTGGATCAGAGCCTGCGCACCATAGGCGATGATGGCAAACAAGCAGGTGAGGGTGCTGAGCCTCCACTGTTTTTTTAGATAGCGTATCATTGTTTCCTCCATGCGTATGTTAAAGAGCTTAGCCACCGATTGACAGAATTGGCGACATCGGTGTAAAATGTTGATGAGATTTCAACGCCAATGTGTCTATAAAATTCAAAAATACTCAGACTGTGATTGGTCGAGACCGAAGAAATGTAGTCGCAAAATTCTTTCTGCAACTCTGGGTCACTTTCCATGCGGAAACCCAAGTCAATCGCAAAGGCAGCGGCTTCAGGATACTGATAAACGTTGCGCTTCGATCTTATCACAAGAGGCTTTGATTGACCATATCGTCTGGTGTAATAAAAAATTACATGAGATGACAAGTTAGCATAGGGTGCTTCGCTTAAGGTGGAAGACGTACAAAAGGTACAGCAATCATAATTTTCAGCCTCTTGTGAACATACCTGCCGGATTCTGTTTTTCCGGGTTGGTGCAGCCACTATACCAATCCACATATTCACATTATACATGACTTCTCAAGACTACTTTCTGAAAAACAGATTACCGTGACTATTTTCATCTATATAAAGTTATAAAGCTCTTGCAATCTTACCCAAACTATGGTATATACATTATACGAAAAGTCGAGACGAAAGAACGAATCACCGTTCCATGACGTAGAATGAGAGGTGCTTGCCATGACTGCCGTGATCTATGCCCGCTATTCCAGCGACAATCAGCGCGAAGAATCCATCGAGGGTCAGATTCGTGAATGCACGTCGTATGCCGAAAAGAACGACATCACCATCGTCAAGCACTACATTGACCGTGCCATCTCTGCCAAGACAGATAACCGCCCTCAGTTCCAGCAGATGATTAAGGACAGCGACAAGAAGCTGTATGACATTGTTCTGGTCTGGAAGCTCGACCGTTTCGCCCGGAACCGCTATGACAGTGCCCGGTATAAGACCCAGCTGAAGAAGAACGGTGTCAAGCTCATGTCGGCAACGGAAATCATCTCCGAAGGGCCGGAGGGCATCATTCTGGAATCGGTGTTGGAAGGCTATGCGGAATACTACTCTGCCGACCTCGCTGAAAAAGTTGTCCGTGGACAGACGGAGAACATCCTGAAAGGACGCTGCAATGGTGGTCGTGGGACGTTTGGCTACACGCTGGATTCCGAGCGGAAATTCCACATCGACCCGCTTGCTTCCCCTTTTGTGGTGGAATCGTTCAGGAAGTATCGTGATGGTCTCACGATGAAAGAGATTCGGGATTGGCTGAATGAAAACGGCATCAAGAACCCGGTGGGCGGTGCGTTTACTTATAACAGTGTCGAACATATGCTCAAGAATCGGCGGTACATCGGGGAGTTGAAATTCCGGGATGTGGTCGTACCGGATGCGATTCCACCCATCGTGCCGCTGGAACTGTTCGATGATGTTCAGGAAAAGATCGCAAAAAACAAGAAAGCCCCTGCCCGTAGAAAGGCAGAGGATGACTACCTGCTGACAACCAAACTGCACTGTGGCTGCTGCGGTGCGCTGATGTTTGGCGAAAGCGGCACGAGCCGGACGGGAGAAGTCCACCGCTATTATAAATGTGCCACCGCCAAAAAGCACAAGGGTTGCAAGAAAAAGACCGTCCGTAAGCAGTGGCTGGAAGATCTGGTAGTCAATCAGACTATGCAGCTTGTCCGGGACGATGCCGCCATGGAATCCATCATCGCCAAGGTGATGGAGCTGCAAGACCGGGAGAACACCAACCTTCCCCTCTATGAGAAACAGCTCCGGGATGCGGAAGCGGGTATCCAGAATATGCTGAATGCGATTCAGGCCGGTATCCTCACCAGTTCCACCAAGGAGCGATTGGAGCAGCTCGAAGAAACTAAGCGCGAGCTTGAAGCCCGCATTGCGGAAGAAAAGCTGGCAAAGCCCAAAATCAAAGAGGAATTTATCCGTTTCTGGCTGATGAGGTTCCGTAAGCTGGACATGAGCCTGAAAGATCAGCGGCAAGCGTTGGTGGATACGTTCATCAATTCGATCTATCTGTATGATGATAAGGTTTTAATAACCTTTAACTATAAGGAAGGAACACAGACCATCACTTTTGAGGAAGCTGCAGAAGCTGCATCAAAGGGAAATGGTTCGGATTTGGGTTGCTTTGCTGCACCAAAAACCAGTACACATTGTGTGCTGGTTTTTCTTTTTGTGCGAGGGAGGGGATCTCGAACAAGGCGGCGGCATTTATGCCGCAAGCAAAGCCACAGTGCAACAACGACGACCGCAGCCTGCGGCTGAAACAGGGAGGAGTTGTTGGGGCCGCGTTCTGATTTTTCAAAGCCCTGCCAAGGGGCTGCGGAAAAATCAGCTAACGCAACCCGTTGCTGTTGCTTAGCCTGCGGGTCCCAACCCGTAGGAATGTCTATCAGGGGTGTACCCATTTTGTACCGGTTTCTTTTTGTGCGAGGGAGCAGACCTCGAACAACACTATTTATTATATAAAAGAAAGCGCGATGAATTCTGAGAACTCATCGCGCTTTTTCTCTTATGCGGGTAGTGGGGGTCGAACAACAAAAAATGATTGAGCGACGTCAAAAACGTATCTGCAACGCGCCTAAACACTTGCTAAAAAGGTAGTGCGGTTGGTTTGTAGCCCATGTATTTTGCTACATTTACAAAAAAGAGTGTTACCAAAACTGTTACCAGATTCAGGCCTGTGCCTTTTTGAATGCCGCGGTGGTAGCGGCAGCAAGATCTTCCCTCTGACCATCAAGCTCGTGCCGATACACTCCGGCAGTATCCATGTTCTTGCTGTGACCGACCAGCATCTTCAGCTGGCTGTCGGTCAATACGCCGGATTCAATGCTGACGAAAGTGTGCCGCATCTCATACAGCGTGACCTGAGGCTCAATGCCATTGTCACGCTGGTACTTCTTCCAGCGCTTGAATAAAGCTCTCTGGTTCGGGATCTGGAACAAAGGGGTGGTATAGTTCAGCGGGATATCGGAAGCCTTCAGCAAGGCTACCTGCGCTTCGTAGGCCTCATGGGCTTCCTCGCCCATGTCAAATGAGCGAATGGCGTTTTCGTTCTTGCCGGTGGTTTCCTCATCCAACCGGTTGATGCTGCGGCGCAGATTGACCGTGTTTCCTTTGATATCACCATACCAGAGCCCCACAAGTTCACCGGGGCGTACACCTGTAGCAACTGCAAACCGGTAGGCATAGATATACTCGTCAAAGACCAGCTTGCCATAGTAAAGGCGGGTGTCCACATCAAACAGGACTTTCAAAGCGGTCGGCTGTAAAATCTTTTTCTTCCCCATGCGGGCATTCTTCGGGATAGACAGCTCAGGGAACATCGTACTGTACCTGTTCCGGCGGCACCATTTCAAAAAGCTGATCTCCGTTGAGCGGATCGTCATAAGGGTCTTGCGGCTCAAAGGCTTGTCGCTTGACCTACGCTGACGCTCCTTTTTAAGGCATCGCTTTTTGAAAGACAGATTGATGGCTTTTTGCAGATCGCCTTCGGTCAGCTCGTCAATGCGGATGTCCCCACAGACAGGCAGAATATAGTAATCTCCGTATTTCTTGCACTGCTCAACATAGGATGTGCCGCAGGTGAGCTTCAGCTCTTCCACCCACTCGGCATAGAGGGTGGCTACCTTCTTCCTGCCGTCCCGGATACTGTCATCCAGCCATGCGTCCGCTTTTGCGTTTGCTTCCCGTTGTCCTGTTCGGCCCGGCGTGCTGCTGTAAAAGCGCTTGCGGGTACCGTTCTTCTGCACCGCGATGCACCAGCGGCTTTCCTTCTCGACCCAAAATGCCGTGTTGGTTCTCTTTTTCATAAAATCCACCTCCATACACAAGGGTACACTTTGACAAGCCTGCCCGGAGGTGGTACAATACAAGTGTTCATGTTGGATTGTACCCTCTGGGGCAAGCCACTCTGCAAACGCTCTCGGTGTTGGTAGCACCGGGGCGTTTTTTGTTTTTATTGAGCTGTTGCAGATTTTGCAACGGCTGGAAGCAATGTGCAAAATTTGCACATTGTTTGGCCTTACTTCTTCGCTTCAGCTTTTTCGCTGCGCTTACGCCACTGGCTCTTCAGGCCGTCAATATGCTCAAACAGATCAGGCTTGATATCAGCCCACATCGGGTCAAGGATAAAGTCCACGCCCTCCCGTCGGGCAAGCTTGGCAGCGGGGACAAAATCACTGTCACCGGCAATCAGAATGATCTGATCAACCTGCTTCTTATACGCGAGTGACGCAATATCAACACCAACACGCATGTCCACGCCCTTTTGCTGAGCCACAAAAACGAAATCGTCCTCGGTCAGCTCTTCCAGCTGCTTTGTGCCAGCAAGAAGCTTGCGGGTCACATCCGGGCGCAGATTGTAGGCTATTTGGTTGGACAATGTACCAAGGCGGAGTGCAAATTTTCTGCGCTTCCGCAATTCTTCCAAAAAGGTCTGCGTCCATGTATAAGTATCAGATTTGTCCAAATCCACATTCTTCTTTGTCAGCGGGTGGTACACGCTGCGGCGGCCTACTGGCTCACAATCGTAATAGAAAATGCGGTACAGCTGACGCTCCTCGTTGCCGTCCTTATCGTGAAGGTGAGCCATACAGTAAGCATTCAGTTCCTTCGCACGTTCCTCGGCGGTCTTTTTGCCCCACAAGTGGGCTGCACGTTTGCGGTAAAAGCCGCCATCAACCAGAATTGCTGTCTTTGCCATTTGTGTTACACTTCCTTTGGTAAAAAATAAGACCCCAGGATTCAGCCTTCCCCATATCGGCGGGGGGCTTACTACCAGGGGTCTGTTAAGCATTTTGAAACATCATGTTTCTGATGGCATCCTGTAAAGATGCACCCCCATTATATGCGTTTTTGTTGATTTTGTCAACTCATTTTGCAAAATAATCAATTATTGGTTATTTTTCGCAAATTTTAGTGAAATATCGCTTTTCACCCTACCCAGTGCGTCCAGCCTACGGCCTTGCCCTCAATGTGCACCTCTTCCAGCTGGGGGCCGGTGTAGATCATGGGCGCATAAGCCGGGTTTGCGGGCATCAGGGTCAGCGTGCCGGGGTTGTAATATACCCGCTTGAGGGTAGCTTCACCATCAATGCGCACTGCGGCGATCTCTCCGTTCTCAACCTCCGGCTGGATGCGGATATACACCACGTCTTTATCGTGGATGCCGGCATCTACCATGCTGTCGCCGTGGCAGGTCAGGGAAAAATCGCACCGGATGTTCTCCGGCACGTCCACCATTTTTTCAATGTTCTGCTCTGCCGTGATGGGTTCCCCGCAGGCAATGCTGCCGATCAGCGGGATCTTCTTCATCTTCGGCATCGGCTCAAAGCCCGGGGGGATGGGACGGGATGCAGGAGCGGGCTGGGCATCATCCAAAATTGCACTTTTGGGGATACCAAAGTAATTTGCCATTTTCTCCACTGCGCCCATGCGAGGTATTTTTATCCCGAGTTCCCAAGTGGACACCGCTTTGTCGCTGACACCTGCAATCTTGCCAAGGTCAGCCTGTGATAGCTCGTGTTCCAATCGGATTTTTTTAATATTTTCAGCGATGCTCAATTGAATCACTCCTTATATGTAGAGATTACACCAAAAGTAGAGCTATGTCAACATTTATTTTAAAATTTTCTACTTTAAGTTCTTGACATTCTACTAAAAGTGGAGTATAGTATTCTCGAACCCAGACGAAAGGAGGTGTGAACTTGGGATTCACCGTTAAACAAGCCCGCCAGTACGCCGGTTTCACACAGCGTGAAATGGCAGAAAAGCTCGGAATTTCGCGCGATACATACCGCAAAATCGAGCAATCGCCCGAAGACGCTACCGTCGCCACCGCGAAAAGAATCAGTGAGGTCGTCGGCATTCCCATCGACCAAATTTTTTTCGCCAGTGCATCTACTTAAAGTAGATTATTTAATTCATCCAAAAGGAGGTGAAAAACATGAAAATCAAAATCATTGGTGAACCCAAAGAAATTGCCGCCCTTGTATTAGCGGTACAAGGGCGGCAAAATCGCGAGGTGTTAGCCATTGGTGAGATCAGTGCCAAGGGTCACAGCAATGATCTGGTCACAAAAGACAGTCAGAACAGGGAAATTCACAACGGGACTTGTGGTTTCCAGACGAGCATCCTTTAGCAGAATAAACTCACAGCTTTCACCCGTCTGCGGACTTTCTTCTTCAGCAGAAGCAGCTTTGGAAACGGCCTTGAGAGCTGAGGAGTTAACTGTCTGCGCAACGGCAATGTTCGGATTGCTATTTTCCTCATCAAATACGGGGATACCGCTGATCATGCCAGCAGGTGTCACCAGAAATAAACGGTTCTTTGCAAATTCTTTGAGGGAAATGGTATTTGCATATCCAGTAAGAACAGCCATTTTAGTCAATGACAAGCTCATGTTTTTTCACCTCCTTCCGTTTTGGGGTGTCTTTATGATAGCACATCCATAGTGAAAAATACATACTTGCCCGCCATCCAAAGGAGGTGAAGAAGATGAGCAACAGCAAAAGGCCCCACGCTCCTAAGGAAGAGAAGCGCGGGGCGCAAGAGATTCAGCTGTCGCACTTGGACAATCGTTTTAGCTGCCAGATAGACGGAACGGTTATCCAGAACGTGAAGGATTATTCGTTGGTTCAGTCCAGCAATGGAAAAGCATTGTTAAACTTGACCATCGAGATCAGTGCGGAAGTTGTGTCAACCACGATACAAGCGCAGATGCAACAGCACTTGTAATCCACGAGTGACGTTCCATCGTTTCGGAAAACTTGGACAACAATCCCTTCTGCGGAGGAATCTGGTCATTTACGATCATCTCAACAAGATCAACTAACTTCTGGACTTGCTCTTTGTCCGGTGCATCTTCAGCTTCTGCCCTTTCCCGCAGTTCCTGAAAATTCGTCTGGTAGTTGATGGTCGCTGTATTGGCTGTTCCAATTACAGAACCGTAAGCTGTACCGATGTTATAAATATTGCTCTGACGCTGTTCGTTTTCTTTCCGCTTTTTCTCGACTTCGGTCATATAGAACGCTTTTATTTCTTCCTGCTGCTTCTGGAAGAACGATGCCTGCGTTTCCGTGACATAAAGCCGTTCACTGGCTGGAGTGATAACAACGTCGTCTATCTTAATATCGGTTCCCGGGCAAAACCCAACGTACTGCCGATTCGTTGCTGTTTCCCGGTTCGGCAAACCCGGAACGGTTGCAATAATTTCGCCATCTCGCTCAATTTGCATATTCAGACCATGCATGCTTAAAAGACTTTCAAAAATCATTTTTTCATTCACCTCCTTTCCTCTTTTTTATTTTACAGCGAAAGTGAAGTGAATACAAGGAGGTACATCTTCACCATGAACGACATCATCTTATCCACCCAGAACGGCGAACCGGTGGCATCCAGCCGGGACGTTGCCGAACGATTCGGAAAAGAGCATAAAGATGTGCTCCGCTCCATCAAAAATCTGACGGCGCAAAATTGCGCTCTCCTCAAAATGTTCCACAAGACCGAGTACACCACTGCTCAAAACAAAAAGGCCACCATGTACCTGATGAACCGGGACGGCTTTTCCCTGCTGGCCATGGGCTTTACCGGCAAGGAAGCCGTGCAGTGGAAGCTGAAGTACATTTCCGCGTTCAATGCAATGGAAAAGCAGCTGGCCGCGCAGCACAAAGGGCAGCGGGCCGTGCAGGATGCCAACATCCAGAACGCC